TATCCGTTCAAATGGTTATACCCGTCAGAGAAAGCATTTTGGCGTGTCGTAGCCGCCGAAGTCCGCAAAATCGCGAAGGAAGCAAAGGAGGGTAAATGAAAAACACTCTAACAGTTTCATGGTTCAGCGCGGGAGTATCATCTGCCGTGGCCACCAAGCTGGTAATAGACCAAATTGACCGGATTATCTACATACACATTGACGACCAACACCAGGACACTATGCGTTTTGTAAAGGATTGCGAGACATGGTTTGGAAAGCCGATTGAAATTACGCAAAGCCCCTACCGGACGGTGGCGGATGCGTGGAAGGCGAGTGGGTGGCGGATGGCGCATAATCCGAGCGGTCACACACCGTGTACAAAATACCTAAAACGTCGTGTTCGCCGCGAATGGGAAATTGAAAACGAATGGTTTAATTTGTTCCGCTATGTTTGGGGCATGGATGTTAACGAGAGCAAGCCGAGGCGCAGGGGGGATATAAGCCGATGCGACAGCCTGCGTAATTCCATGCCCAATCAAGAACACATGTTTCCGTTGGCTGAAAACGGAATCACCAAAGAAGAAGCACACGGCATTTTACTCAAGGCGGGAATCAAACGTCCGGCGATGTATGAACTTGGCTATCGCAATAATAACTGCATCGGTTGCGTGAGGGGCGGCAAGGGGTATTGGAATAAAATTCGCGTGGACTTTCCGCAGGTGTTTGTTGCGCGAGCCGCTCTGGAACGCGAGATCGGCGGGACTTGCATAAACGGGACATGGTTGGACGAACTTAACCCTGTGGCGGGACGCGATGATGGGCCAGTATTGGAAGAATGCGGCGCAATGTGTGAATCAACTGACCCAACGCGCCCGGCCCAGGACGCGGGGAGGATGAATGAAACAAACGAAGAAACAATTTAATTACGGGCGAGATGACATGAACCCCAAACCACTTGACGCCGGATTGGCGGAGAGGCTGTATAAATCCGTAAAAGGCCCATGTGCGTATCCGTTCAAATGGTTATACCCGTCAGAGAAAGCATTTTGGCGTGTCGTAGCCGCCGAAGTCCGCAAAATCGCGAAGGAAGCAAAGGAGGGTAAATGACAAAGTATCCGAAAGTGGTGTGGATAGTAGATTGCAACGAAACCCTGAGTACAGTTTCTAAAGGAACGAGAGGAGCAAAACGCTACCACCTGCACCCCGGCAACGAGGTCAAGCTCAAGCGCGAGAACGCCGCGATGCGTAAATGGATTATACGAGAGAACGGTGGAAAACGAAGCGTTAAGCAATGTCCTTGCTTGCGTTGCAAAAAGCTAAGAGAAGTTGTCGCAGACTGGTGAATGAAAGGACCACGCAAATGAACACAACCGACGCCGAGATTGCAGAGAAGCTGGACGGGATGGAGTGCGGTGACTACGGAGTGAAACGAATTGCATCAACAGGGCCAGAAATCCTTGTTTCATTGGAAGATTTACTGGCAACAGATAACGGGGCGAATCACTTTGTAACATTTTATCCGTCAGAGTTCCTCGCCTTCTGCCGCGAAGTCGTGGAGCGGGTGGACGGGGCTGTAAAAACCCCCGAAAGTTGCGGGGAGTATCTCAAGCTGTCAGAAAAAGAGAAAATGCAGTTGATGAAACAGGAGGCATTGAAATGAACTGGACAAAAACACCGCCGACGGAGCCGGGATTATATTACTGGCGAATGGACGATAAACATTCTTGGGAAGCATTGCGAATTGGCAAATTCTTTAACCAACTAAAAGTGCGTGTAGCAGATCGAACATTGATTGTTAATTCTATTGGCGGCTTCTGGGGTGGCCGCGTCCCTGCGCCGGGGACGACGTTCTCGGTGGATGAAGTTTGGATATGGATGACATACCTTGATACTGTCATTTGGAAAACCGCTCATCGTCTATCTAAGGACGACTTATATAGTCCAGTCCACGGTCTCGCCGCCACAACCGCCCAACACGGGAAGGAGCAGGGATGAGATCGGATTACTGCCCAAAATGTCATAGCAATACGATAAAGGTTGATGCAAGCGGACCCTATTATTGCGGGGACTGTGGATGGGAGCGCGGCTTAATTCCAATAATGCGCGGTCAGAATAAAACAGGGCGCAATGATCGGTGCCCCTGCGGTAGCGGCAAGAAGTTCAAGAAATGCTGTTTAGTGAAATTAAAGGAGTCCAAATGAAGTCATTACTCATAATCGCAATGCTGGCCCTGGCCGTGAACGTGTGGGGGGAGACGAATGTAATTGTAGTGCGCCTCGAAAAGATTGAAAACTTGGCGAACGAACTTATTATAGGCACTTCCCAGCCGCCCGTTGCGGTAAGCGGCGACATTACCATGATGCCTCGCGGTTCAAATACCTATAGCGTTTTAACCATGACTGACGAGGGCATCCACAAGCTCGCCGCCGATGGTAGGATATGCGAGGTGTTCGGGCATTGTTGGGAGCGATTAACTCCTGAAACACAAAGTAGAATTGCCCTTTATCAAAACGGACGCGAGGTTGTTCCCTGCAAGTGCCGTATCTGCGGCAAGGAAGAAACAAGAACGGGAGATTACAAATGAGCACCAAAGGAATTGACGTGAAGGAACGGATACGGGCGGTGGTTGATTTTGAAAGCGTCGGTTTTACTATAAACTGGAAGGCTAAGCTCCGCGCCCTCCTTGCCGACCTCGAAGCCGAGGATAGGAAGATGCATCTTTGCAAAACGTGCGGAAAAGAAAAATGCCACCTTCCGTTCAACGCTTTTCGCATCGCCGGCAATAATGAGTGCGAAAAGAATTGGACGCCTTTATTACCCGCACCCGCCGAGCCACCCAGGCCCACGGAGGAGCAGTTGGTGAAAGATGGGGTGCAATACGAGATTGACCATTACGGAAGCATAGTGAAAGACGCCACAATAGTTTGGGTTTGGCATAAATGGTCTTTTAAAATTCCACCATATAAACCAGAAGGATATATTTATTCGGCTGGAATTTCTCCTACTCCGCAGTTGATCCTCCGTCCAATTCCCAAGCCCACGGGGGAGCAGTTGAAGGCCAAACATCCGTGGGATAAACTCATGGATTGGCTTGCCAAGGATTACGACGCAACACCAGATGAAATGCGAGCGGTATTAGAAGGGCAGAACGTGGATGTGAACGGGTTTCTAAAACGAGTGCATGAAATAGTTGAAATGTACAAACCCTCCCCGCAACCCGCCCAGATGATCTGCAACCACGCGGGGGAGTGCAATGAAGATGTTGATTATTGCGACCATAAAATGAAGCACGACAAAAACTGTAGATGCGGTAGTCCGTGCGGTCATGTAGGTGGTGTCAAGGGTGCGGTCTGCGTCCCGTGGGTGGAGCCGGTGAAGCGTGATTCCTGCAAAGGATGCAAAGACCACTATGTATTCCCTGTTCCAGTTTCGTGCTGTAAATGCAGCATGGGATTTTCCAACTGGACGCCCAAGCAACCAGAGCCGGTGAAGCATTATGACTTACTTCCTTGTCCCTGGTGTGGGCAAATCCCGGAAGTGGAAATGCTGGCCGGATTCCCTTGCATTAGGCATACAAACAATTTGTGTCCTGTTGCGCCTATTGTTGGATGGAGCGTCTGTGTATGGAACGAACGCCATACGCCCAAGCAACCGGAGCCAGCCGCGCCAGATAGCGACATCATGGATGACGGACATGGTAGCCAATGGTCGGCGTGGTGCCCAACGTGCGGCCACAAAACAATGGTCATCGTGCGACCAGGCAAGGTGCAATGCAATTCAGATCAATGCAATCAACGGGAGCCGAAGGCCGAGCCGGGACTGGTTCCATACCCAATCATCGGCGGCAAGGGCAATGAACTCTGGCTGGTGCAAAGGCCAGCAGGAGCGATTGCGCTATACAAGGCCGTTGGGCGCACGGACTTTGCGTACATCGAGACAGAGATAGGAGACAAGTTTATATCAATGCAAGCGTTTGACGACCCGCCGCGTAGGGCGTGGTTCAGGGAAACGAAATAAGGAGAGAGCATGATTACTTACGGACAGAAGATCGTGTTTGGAGTGGCACCACCGCTTCCATTGCGGGGTTTTCCAGAAGGGCTCGCGCGCATTCGATTGCGCAATACTGACTTCGCGAAGATCAGTATTCGCCCGCCACATGGAGGCGTTCATCGGTTTTATATTGAGGAACATGATGGCGCATGGTGGCCGGCATTTCAGATGGGGGCGAATATAAATCAACCTAAAGTGACGCCATGAATATAAAGTGCAAAAAATGCGGCAAGACAAAGAGACCTGGCGATATTTTCTTTGAAGATATTGGTTTAGAGTTGAAGAAGCAAGGTGGCGAAGGCTATGGTCGGTTTTTAATCTACAAGCAAATTCATGCCGGTGAATTATGCTTGGCGTGCTGGCTCAAAAACGAATCAGAAACGGCAAAGGATATCCGTGAATGTATGGAAATGGAGGTGCTCAAAACAAGAATTGATGTGGTAAGCGAACTGTTGGAAAACAAACAAAAACAGGAGGGTGCTATGAGAGCGAGCGACATGCTTAGAGCAAAGTATCGGGACAGGGTCACGGGGTTCAAGGGCGTATGCACTGGATTCTGCGAGTATATCAGCGGGTGTAGTCAAGCCCTGCTGGTCCCGCGTGTTGGCAAAGACGGAAAATCCCCCGATGGGGGATGGTATGACGTTCAGCGTTTGGAGTGCATTGGAAAGAAAATTGCCGAGTTGGATAACACCGAAACGCCGGGCTGCGACATGGCCGCGCCGATACGATAACCTGACCGCGTAAAATGAGACAGTGGCGGAACTGGAAAACGCGGGGAGCAAGTATCCCTGTGAAATTCGAAGCACGTCAAGCCGGCCCATGATGTGCAGAGTAGGAAAGTAACTTGCAGGTTCAAATCCTGCCTGTCTCATAATTTTGGAGGACATAAATGAAGAATGATATACAGGACCGAATGGCGCGAGTTGATGACCGCAAAGACAATCACCAGGATAACCAGCCGAATAAACCATCAGACTTTCCATTTGTACCGTTCGGGTCAACAATATGCCCAAATTGCGGTAGTCATAACACAAAAATAACGCGGATAGAAGAAATCGCTGTGAACGCAAGGCATCGCTATCATGCCTGTAAAAAATGCAATGCAAGGTTCCGTTCAGAGGAGCGATTGCCGTTTATTGACCAGAAGGCCACCCAGACTGAATGATACGCTGTATCATTTTTCTATTTGACATATTCCGCTAATGCCCATATTTTCTCTTTTAAAGGGAACATTATGGCATTTGATCTTGCATCTATTGAGACCGCCCTCGCAAAAGTCCAGAACGGGCAATCTTATACCGTTGATGGCTTCCGTTTTTCTCGCGCTGATCTAAAAACGCTGTTCGATATCCGCCGTGAACTGAAGGCAGAATCTGCGGCTGAAAATAAAACCATGTTTTCGTTGGCCAGTTTTGACAAAACCTCATAATGAATAATAACGAAATATCCCAGTTGGTAATCCCAAAAATATCATGGGCAGATCGTTTTATTGGTATTATAAACCCGCGTCATTTAATTTTGAGGGAGCAGCAAAAACTTGTCTCATACTATGTTGACGAACATTTGAAACGGGCGGCGTATAAATCTGCCGAAACTGACCGTTTCAATTCGCAATGGTCAGCAACAAGCAATGATGTCAATGCGATATTAACGACTGATTTGAAAAAGATCAGGAATAGATCACGATATTTATTCCGCAATAATCCCGAAGCAGTTTCGTTGATGAACGCCAATATCGCCTATGTGATCGGTACAGGCTTCACCCCGCAAGCACTTGTCAGAAAACGTGTCAAAGTAACAGAGGACGGCAAGGAAGTTGTTAAGACAATAGAGCTGGAATCATGGAATGAATTTACTGAGGAGCTTTTTGTTGAATGGGGCGAGGATTGCGACATATCTGGAAGTCCGATGTCGCCCATTGGGTTTATTGAGGATTGTGAATTATTTTTACGAAAGCTGATCGAAGATGGCGAAGTGTTTGTCCATATCGTAGTTGATAGAAAGAGCGGGCAGACAGTTCCATTAAAAACAGAGTTCATCGAGCCGGAAACGCTGGATGAATCAAAAACATCGAATGGCAAGAATCCGGTCAAGCTGGGGGTAGAGCTTGACACTCGGACAGGCCAGCCGGTTGCGTATTGGATAAGAAAGTACAGCGTGCGGGGTAATCACTCAGATTCGACCAGAATTCTGGCAGAGAATATGATCCATGCGTTTAAGCGCTATCGGCCGTATCAGGTGCGGGGGATACCTGCATTGGCAGCAGTGATCCCGAAGTTCTATCAATTGGACGAATTTATTGATGCAGAGTTGATTGCAGAGAAAATCGGGGCTTGTTTTTCGGTATTCCTGGAACAGCCGGCGGGGTCAAGCGCAACAGGGTTGTTGAAAACGCCTGGCAGCCAATCGGCCACAGACATTGACGGCAATCCGTTAGGGCATATTCAGCCGGGTATCATCGCCAATGTGCCAGCAGGGTTCAAGGCGTCAATGATGCAACCACAGCGGCCGTCAAGCACGTTTGATATGTTCACGCGCAGGATTGACAGGCTGATTGGATCGGGGGCTCAGATGGGCGCTGTAGGGTACGAAGCGTTGACCAGGGATGTCAGCAGGGTCAGCTATGCATCAGGTACATTATCGCGGCAGATGGATTATCAGACATTCCGGGGGTTGCAACAGCTTGTGATGCGGAAATTCTGCTCACCGATATGGCGTACATGGATGAGTATTGCAGTCTTGAATAAAGTATTGATTGCTCCTGGATATTACGAGGCTGCCCCTGGTAAAAGATATTGGCAGAGGCATTCGTGGAATCCGTCAGGCTGGCCGCGGGGCATCAACCCGGCACAGGAAGTCAATGCGTCAAGGGAATCAATGCGGGCAGGGATTACGACACTGGCCGACGAATGCGCGGAGTATGGCCGGGATTGGAAAAATCAATTACGTTTGACAGCAAGGATACAGAAGGAAGCTGAAAAGCTGGGCGTTGTTTTGAGTAGCGACGCGGCGGTATCTGTTTATAACGGGATGGAAGATATGCCGGAGGCTGTCCCGGATCAAATTGAAAAAGAGGAAGAACAGCCATGAACGAAGAACGCAAAGAAACATACGAATGCGAATGTATCGAATGCGGTCATCCAATGACATCCGAGAAGCATTGCAAGGATCTTTGTTTAAGCGATAAGGTTAAGGTGTTGTTGCTTGATGGTAGAGCTTTGACTATTCCCAAAATAATGCAAGAGTTAGATAATAATAAAAATATATGGGTATATTCAAGCAAGGATAATGGGCAATTTATACCACAAAGAATAAAAAGCGCGCAACAAACGAAGTTTGACAAGATGTTGAGGATTACTTTAGACAATGGGAAAAGTTTTGAATGTACTTATGATCATCTCGTTATGATGAGAGATGGCAGTTATCGCAGAGCAGACAAACTTAGTGAGAGTGATTCTGTAATGCCGTTTTATACGATGGTTAGTGAGAAATCAGGGAAACAAAAAATAGGCGGATATAGATTTTTTTGGGATTTGTTAAAAAATAAATGGCGACCAGTTCATTTGTGGGTGGTAAAAGAATTAAATTTGCATCACTTGAAGGGGGGTGTTGTTCATCACGGGACTTTTGATAAATTAAACAACAATCCAAACGCGCTGGAGATACTCACCCATAAAGAGCATCAAGATATACATGTCAAACACTTAAAGCAACTGTGGTCCAATCCTATAACAAAAGCCAAATTGATTGCTAAAATATCTAAATCAAATTCAGAGACATGTAGGAAAAGACCTACTTACAAAAATTATGTTAATCCTAATCGTCTGCCGCAGAAGGATTTTTTGAATAAAATAAATTCAAATCCTACTGAGGCTATGCTGAAACAAAGATTAATATGGGTAAATAACGGGAAAAAATGGTTAAATGAACACCCGGGTTTTGCATCCAAAAGATCAACAGCAACTATAAATCAAGATATAGAAAAACAATGTCCATATTGTGGAAACTGGATAAAAGGGAAACATGCCAGTTATGCGGCTCATATAGGACATTGCCGGAGGATGATTGGGTTAAGTCCTAAAATTGTTAAAGAAAGAAATGAAAAAGGACAATACCTTTCTGCTGTTGCTGTAAATCATAAAATTTTGAGCATAGAAAAAATAGAAGCTAAACAAGGTTACGATATTACAGTAGAAGGAATTTCAAACTTTGCTATTGCAGCAGGATTGTTTGTGCATAATTCCTGCCCTGAATGTGGAGGGCAGATGCGCCGAAAGGATCGGCCAGGACCAGGGCAAAAGGACATTGAAGCAGCTTTGGAAACACGGCCTGAAGTCGGCCGCAATCCGACAGGGAAGCACACGCAATCAATTTTGTTTGTAAAAGACAAGTGGACAAAATCAAAATCAAAATCATGGCTGGCATCGCATAAGAATTTTACGGATGGATATGATGAAGGTGATGATTACTACCGTTGGCGGCAGTATGACCCGGACGGCAAGAAATTCAGGTATGCCAATGAGATCATCGAAGGAACGAAGGATAGTCCGTCAATTATATTGGTATTAGGATTCCCGAAAGGGAGTAAAAAGGAAGGTGGCAATATGAAAAGCAGGAGCATTTCAAAGAGTTTGACATCGCTGATCGAGCGTGAATGCGGTGATGATGTTGATGTTCAACGCAATGATGAGGGGCGCGTTGAAGTCACTTTGAATAAACCGTTGATGCGAAAGCTGGTAATGGAGAGCGAAGTCCGGGCGGTTGAAGGTGAAGATGATGTTGTTGAGCTGTCGTTTTCTTCCGAGGAGCCCGTTTTGACATTCTGGCGCAGTGAGCCGGAGATTCTATCGCATGAACCAGATGATGCAGATTTTTCGCAGTTGAATGATGTTGGCGCCATTTTGCGAAATCATGATCCTGATCAGATCATAGGGGTGCCGACTGAAGTTTGGCTGGATGTTAAGGAGCGTAAGGGCAAAATGAAAATGCGATTCGGAACAACCGAAATCGCGCAACAGGCTAAACGTGAAGCCTTGACCGATAAAACCCTTCGGGGTGTCAGTGTGGGATATCAAATATCAAAACTTGTCTATCTCGAAGATAAAGAAACATCATATCAGGGTAGAATTAACGGGCCTGCATGGATCGGCGCGCGATGGAAAGCATACGAAGCATCATTGACGCCGATTCCCGCAGACGGAACAGTAGGGATCAATCGTAACAAAACAGGAGGCAATGAAATGTCAGATCCCAAAGAGGTAAAGAAAGTTGACCCGTCGGTAACGGTGGGCAACAAAGGAAACGGGGGCTCTCCACCTGGTGCGGTTGAGCCCGGAACGCCGACGGAGGAACAGCGCAAGCAGATTGCCGATCAGGAACGGTCCAGGGGGATCGAGATTGGTCAGCTTTGCCGAGCGCACAAGGTTGAGGATAAAGCTGAGGGATGGATCAAAGATGGTCTTTCCGTGGATCAAGTGCGGGAAAGCATTTTGACCCATCTGGCCGAATCCAATGCCGCCGTTGGAAACATCGAAGTCAAGACCAACGCGAAAGTAAGCCGACTTCGCGCGATGTCGGAGGGTCTGCTGATGCGGGCTCATCTGGTTGAACGCGACAAGGACGAACACGGTGGCCGCGACTTTGCCGGCATGAGCCTTTTGGACATGGCCCGCGATTACCTTACGAATGAAGGTGTCAGCGTCAAGGGCATGGATAAGATGGCGATTGCCGAACGTGCATTGCGAGGGCCGTTAATTTCGGCTTTCGATCTGGCGGAGTTCTCACGGGGCGCAGAAACGATTGCGGGATCATCGGATGATTTCCCGTACATTCTTGCGAACCTTGCGAACAAGTCCATGATTGGCGCGGCAGTACGGACGCCGACAACTTGGCGCGGGTGGGCGAAAACAGGCAACTTGTCTGATTTCAAGTCTGCTCCACGCATTAAGATGTCGGAGGCTGGTGATCTTGAGGAGATACCGGAAGGCAAACCTTATCCTTCCACGAATTTCTCCGAAAGTCAGGAGACGATTATCCTATTGACTTACGGCAAGAAATTCAGTATCACCCGCAAGGCCATTATCAATGATGATATGGATGCGTTCACCACGATTCCGGCCAGGCTTGGGCGCGCGGCTGAACGGCTCCCGAATCAGTTGGCGGTGACGGTACTGCTTGCGAATGCGAACCTGAATGATGGTATCGCTTTGTTTGCTAACGGACATCGCAACTATTCAGCGAATGCGAATTATGCGCTGGATACGTTGGCACATGCGGAAGCGGGACTGAGAAACGCTTTTATGACGCTTCGTTTGCAAAGGGCTATGTTGAGCGCAACGGAAGCGGATAAGAGTCATACGGTAACACTTGGGTTGCAGCCGAAGATCGCTCTGGCTGGCCCGACCAATGAGTTCATACTGTCACAAGCGCTACGAAGTGGCGGAGCATTGGCCGACAACAAGAATGCCGGAGTTATCAATCCGTTATCAAGCGTTGGCGTATCGCCAATCATCGAGCCCTTGCTCGAAGATACGAACATCACAGGATACAGCACGTTGGCTTTTTACATATTTGCTGATCCGGCTGATGCACCCATTGTTGAAGTTGCGTTCCTTAACGGGAATGAAACTCCGCACATGGAGGAAGTAGATCAGACCGACGTTGATGGCCGTGTGTTCAAAGTACGGCAGGATTGCGTCGCTGGTGCTATTGATTACGCGGGCGCCTTCAAGCAAAAGGGCGAAGCGTAAAAAAATCAATTCTGAAGTAGAGTTGGATTAAATAAGGAGAATGCAAAGATGCAAAATTACAGAGTTGATACAGGAATCGTTACCTGGACGAATAGCACCGGAACAGCGGTCTCGGCAGGTGACGTAGTTAATATGACAAACCGCATTGGCATTGCGATAGTGGATATCGCGGCAAGTGCAAGCGGTGCAGTCATGGTTCGGCACGTTTTCGAGTTAGCGAAGGATACATCGGTCATTTCGATGGGCGATGAAGTCTTTTGGGACGTGTCGGCCAGTAAGATATCAACGACACAGGGCGCGTCAGATCCCCGAGCGGGGATAGCCGTTGAAGCGGCTGCAACTGGTGCGTCGTATGTGGACGTGGATATTAACATACCTCGGACGGCCGGCGGGTCAGATACCATTGATTCGGGTGCGGGTGATGCGGCAGGGAATCTTGCGGCAATCAGGACCATCATCGGAATCTTGGAAGATGCTGGTATCGCCGAAAAGCGCTAAGACACAATAACGGGGCAGGCTGGGGATTATTCCCTGGCCTGCCTTGGCCGAAGGGATATGTTATGAAGCGTCTTGTTCTACTTACTTCCCTTGCCGTCTGCCTGCTGGTATTCATTCCGCGCGCTGGGTATTCTGCTGTTTCCGTTACCATTTCCCTTGATGTTGTCACTAATTATCCAGGAGTAACTTATGCGTATGCAAGCGCAGAAGTTAAATCCGCTTTATCCTATGGGGCAAGGTGGGGAGTTGTTGGATGGGAGCCAATAACAAATATATCCGGGGGTGTTTTTGCAAATAATGGTGTCTATGTCGACGAGGGGATCTATGTAATAGCTCCTTCGCTTCACACAAATTATTACACGCCAATTCAGCCAGAGCATAATATTCAGACAGCGACGAACATCATTTATTATTATATCCCGTATTCGAACACTCTTTCCGTTGTAGTCTATGGCCCGGCAACGCCCGTTGCCTGGACATTATCAGGCCCATCCGAATTTGCAAATGCAAGTGCATACCAAACAACTCATACTGATTCTGTTGACCTTGTTGCTGTCCCTACCGGATCGTATGCCGTAACATTCCCCGCAGTGCGTGGCTATACCAAGCCGACCGTAACCAGCACGAATATCACCGGGGCAAGCCCGTTGACGAACACCATTGCCGGGACTTACCTTCCATATTCCAACAGCCTGTCCGTGACTATTTATGGCTACCCAGCCGGCAACTGCGCGTGGTCAATCACCGGACCTGCTGCCTTCACAAATGCAACTGGATATGCGTCTGGATATACAAACAACGCGACGATCTCCGCCGTGCCGACCGGCACTTATACTTTCGCATTCCCGGGTGTAATTGGCTACACCACGCCGACCAACACTACGGAGATCACTGCCGCGAGTGCCGCTGCCATATCTGTAACAGGCACTTATGTTCTGGCGTATCCGACAAATATCCCTGCCGGGACCGGGATCCAGAAGTTCTACCAGCCGTCATACTTTTTCACGAATGTTTATTTGCATGATTCGGGCATTCCTGTCCATACGCGACTAACGGACAACGTCGGGGCGACGGGAGCGGCTGCAACAATATCCGTGGCCTGGACCAGCAATGGACTTGCTGGAACCGCCGTTGTTGTGACGAATGTTGGCGACAGTAATAATGCTGAGTTTGGTTTTATTATTCCGATTGGTGATACAGGCGCAACCGGGACAGCTGGCGCAGCGGCATCAATCGCTGTGGCGTGGACCAGCAACGGGATAGCTGGGAGCGATGCAATAGTGACGAATGTTGGAACTACCAATGCAGCGGAGTTTGGTTTTATCATTCCGGCTGCCGATGAAGCATTGTGGATTGCTGCAAGCAACAATGTTGTCTATACCAACACCGCCGCCTACACCGCCGCTGTGGCACAGGCCGCTGCCGCGTATCCCGCCAGCAATCCGTCGAACTTCATTACGGAAGTCGGAACTGTAAGCCATACGAATCTGACCGATGCCAACGGCGCGGCGGATGTCCAGCATCTGACGGCGGCGGAGAAGGCACACGCGGCGGCGGCAATAACCAATGAAACTGACCCGGTGTGGGAGAGCGAGAAGTCCGGATATGCCACTGGAACTCCGTTGTATGTTTATTCCGAAACCGATCCGGTATGGGAATCGGAAAAGAGCGGTTACGCCACCGGCACCCCGCTCTACGTGGAATCCTACATCGGCACAATCGTCGGCCTGACGGGGCAAACGGGCGCGGTGTTCAGCGTGACGACCAATAACGGCGTGCTTGACCTTACCGTGCCATCGGGCGGCGAGGGCGGCGCAGGGAATATCACGAACCTGCTCTCCGCCGACGGTTCCGTGGTGATTACAAGTCCCGCAGGCCCACAGCCCGACTTGAGCGCAACTCAATACGTGCAAACGGAATTGGCCGACTATCTCCCAACCAACGACACGGAGTACGTTGCCCTGCTGACAAATACACTTGCGTTCCATGCGGAATCTAATATCTATCAACGCGTTGACGGCACGAATGTCTATTACGGCGAAAGCGTCACCGTGGTAGCCGGTACAACGGCTGGAACATATTACGACGGAGCGAATGGCGCGAGCGTGAGCGGACAGGTGGCCGTGCTTACGACCAACAAGGCTTCCGTGGAATCTTACAAGGCTACGTCAAACATTGTTGATGAACTCAACACCAATGCCGTGCGGTTGACGGACGCGGCCTACACGAACACGGCGGCACTTGCGGCGGCGGCGTTGCCGAAGGCTGGTGGGGTAATGTCCGGTAATATTGGCATGGGTGGCAAAGCCATAACGAATATCGATTACATCGTAACTACAAACTACGTCTGGGTTCCTGTCAATGGCACGGTCTATTTTGGCACGACCACGAATTACATCATTGACCAGAACGGCACGAACTTCGGGTTCAAGATTGGCACAAACGACCTCATCAACTTTGGAATATAATGCGTAGAATACTTATATCATTGGGGCTTGCGGTGATAACGGTAATGATGATTGCCGCATTTCCGCACATCCAAGTTGACGACGGAAGAATCCTTGTGACCGATAACAAGATTCAGTTTGCGGCGGCTGGTGGAGCTAAAGCTACCGGAGGAACGATTACATCCGATGAAACGTACTGGTATCATGTATTTACCAATGATGTCACGTCGACTAATTTCATAGTCACTACAGGATCGTTGTCTTGCGATATTTTAGTTGTGGCAGGTGGCGGGGGGTCTGGTGCAAGTGGCGGGGGGTCTGGTGGTTTAATCTATACGAACATGTCCGTATCTGGAACTAACACGGTAATTGTTGGTTCTGGCGGCGCGGGAGTCACTAATACTTACGGACAGCCAACGGCACCTAATGGCGAGGATAGTCTTTTTGCGGCTCTTGACGCTATCGGCGGCGGCGGCGGCGCATCAGACTACAGCATAGGTTCTGCTGGTGGTTCAGGAGGGGGTTCTAACGATGGACACGGAGATCAGGCTGGTGGAGTTGGGACGCCGGGGCAGGGGTACGACGGAGGGGTAAGCGATGGATGGTCATCGCCATATCCGTCTGGTGGTGGCGGTGGTGCCGGGGCAGTTGGAGGAACTGGTACTGGTTCTACTGGTGGAGCCGGGGGTGTTGGTTTGGATTATTCTACTGAGTTTGGGACCGGAGTTGGTGAAAGCGGATGGTTTGCTGGCGGCGGCGGTGCTGGATCATACCTCACCGGAACTCCCGGCACAGGTGGAAATGGTGGCGGAGGTGATGCCAGCAATACCGCTGGCGACAATGGTTTGGCGAATACTGGCGGCGGCGGCGGTGGGTCGGGCAATACAAAGACTGGCGGCAATGGTGGTTCTGGATTTGTTGGTGTGAGGTATGAAAAATAAGGAGATTATCATGGCTATGTTTCTTACAGGTTTTGCAACTGCGGTCATTATTGGTAGTAGCATTTGGGTTATCAAGACCGCTAATGAGGTTCGAGAGATTAACGATTATTTGAGACACCAATGACTAAACTTGTTTTTACTTTAATCGCCCTGACCTGCGCCACGGCCTTCGCGCAATCGGTGATCGTGCAAGGCTCCGGTTCGATAGCGCAGGGTACTGCGGGGAATGTTAGAGGGCAGATAATAATAACCTTCACTAACTACTGTGATGGTCGGTTCAAAATCTGGAATACTAATCAAAACGCTGTTCTCGATACTGACAGCGGCATCACATGGACGAGAAACGCAAGCCTCGGCGGGCTTAAGGACTGGACAAACGCGGTGGCTTACTGCTCAAATCTCACTAACGCCGCATACAGCGATTGGCGATTACCAAGCATAGATGAGTTCAGCCGTAACATTGCATCGGGTTCAACGGATGGGCTGGTTGATTATCCAAGCACAAATGGGCCGGGAGACCCCGCATTACCTACAGGACACCCTTTCACGAGCGTCGAACTCGGTAATTACTGGTCAAGTACGGAGAGCGGTTCGGACGCGTGGCGGCTGCTTCTAAATGACGGCTCCGTTTCCACCTATACTAAGGTGTCGGGGAATTACATCTGGCCCTGCCGTGGCCCGTAAGTAATTATGGAATCAGACGAATATTTGGCAATAATATGTGTCGTGCTTCCAATGGTGACAATGGCGATTACTGTGGCGGTGATTGTACTCAAACAAGGATGGATAAAAAAGAAGGGCGAGGGGTAAAATGGGCGATGAGTTTGTCAAGAAATCTGTGTGCGACAGTATCAGCCAAAAAATGCTGGACGGCCTCAATGAACTCAATGGTCGGCTTTACCGGGACAACGGCACGAAGTCCGTCCAGACGCAAATACGCGAGTTGACTATAGCCATGACCAATTTGACGAATGCCCTGGCTGACCATATCAAGGCTGAAAGAACTGCGCTTTCCCGTCGTCTGAATATTGTAATAAAGTCAATGGTCATAGCCACGATGGTGTACGGCTTGCTTTTGTTTATTATCCGAACGGCTCCGGTGGCGATTAAGGTAGTAGAAAATGGGTGAAGATAATCACATTGTAGTACTGCGTGAATGTCTGCGGCAATGCGAAGAAGCCATACCATTGATCCATAATTTGCATGCCCGCGAGATTGAGGAAAATCACGCTGATTTATTGCGGACGGATATTCGGCGCATGGAAGAATGGGAAGCGAAACAAAAGAGGATTTAATGAACGCAAAACTCAATGGTATTACGGTATGGCCAGGGGTGATCGGGTCTGAAAGATCACGTGGTATATTTAGCTGGCTGATCGGATCGACATTAGGGAAGTCATACAAGGCACTGACTGGCAATCCTGCTTCGATGTGTCCGTCGCATAATTTTATTATCGTTGAACATGCTGATCGGCTTTGGATCGGTGAGAGCGTTCACCCGAAAGCCAAGCTAACTCCGTTTATTGAGTACGAGTGGAAACTTGCGGCTGGTGAAATTCGTAATCTGCAACTGTTTGAAGTCCACGAAATTGACAGGCCGCGACAGGCAACGGCGGCAACGTGGTGGATGGAAAACGTACTGGGCCACAAATACGATTGGCCAGCATTTTTAAGGCTTGGCTTAAAGGCTATTTTTGGCGACTGGTTTCCGCAGGCCGCAGGATGCTCATGGAAGTGGTGGTGTACGGAAGGGATCAAGGATGGCTTTGCCAAGGGAGCGTGTTGGAACTTCTATGCTAATGAAAACCCGACGCCGTACACGACGATTAAACGCTGGAAAGAAGGCCGACTGAAATTGTTGGAGGCGAACGATGCAGACTAATTTTGTAGAAGTCGTGACCGAAGCAATCAAGGCTGTTGGAACAAGTGACGCCGATTGGCGCGTCCAGGCCGGTGCTGCTGTGCTGCTGATAGCGTCGGGCATTGGTGTGATTAAATTGGAACAGATCAGGGGGCATGTAAAGGGATGGAAGAAACGGAAAAAATAATTAAAAAAGCATTGCGAAAAACTCTTGAATGCAAATTCAAAAGAACGGCCATCCATCATTTTTTAGGCAAAGGTTGGGCTTGCGTGGAGATAGAATCGTTTGCAAAGGATTTGGCCAAGAGCTTGAAAGGGAAAATGAAATGAACAGTAAATCTTTATCACCAACTGGTATCATCCCGGCGCCACCGCTACCTGTTCCACTAAAGACGAGCCTGTTTTTTGGCTACAAGGGTCAGGTGCGTGATAGCTGGTCATTCTTTGCGCGTAATGTTGGGCAATCCTATCGCTCGTTATGCGGCAACGCCATTGTCGCCGGGGGTGGAACATCAATAATCGCCCTGATGTCGAATGGTGATCCACGCGCCCCGGTAAGTTTCTTTGAGGATGAGTGGGGCGGCACGGCTGACATGCAGCAGTTGACCTTGCTTGAGGACACCGCAAAACTGGTATCGAAAGCTGGTGGTGCGCTCTGGCCCTGCTTCCTTTGCGATGGGAATGAGTCGGCCCATATCCGCAACGCTCCGATGGCTGTGCATGACCGAGCTTTATCCCTGCTCATAGCCCATACACGCCCGTATGTTCCCGGATATTGCATCGGGCTGGAGAGCAGCGAGAATCTTGACTGCGCCAGGCATAATGAGTTCGTGCGAATGATTAAAAAGTATGCGCCTGATCGCTATGTATTGTCGCACATGCAGCGCCTGCCTGATGGTGGAATGCCGGATATTGACGCATGGATGTACGAGCATTCCTGGGACCCGAACAAGGGCGACGAACACAGCCCGGAGGAAGTTGTTGC